ATATCGGATTGTGTCTTACAGATTTTAGGAGCAGTAACTGCAAATACAGATTTGGTACCTACAAAAAATTGACCATCAGCAGGATCTGTCCCACATACGATTGCAGGTGCTCCATCCCATTTAGTAGTTACCAATGGAGAAGGACCACCATTACCCGAAAGAAGATTACCCATCTCTTTCAAGATCCTGATGGCCTGTTTGCCTCCATTGACTCCGTTGTTAATGATTTCATCTTCTAAGTGTTCAAGGTGAAGATTCTTACCTGATGCCATAACATCAACCTCCGTCTACTTGACATCCAATCAAACTACCAGCTACGATTCCGATTGGAACACCAATCCATCTTCCATCACCACGGGATACAGCAGCACCAGCACCACCACCTAATATGCCACCGAGAACTGCACCTTCAACACATGAGTTGTTATCATGATGATTACTATGGTGATGATGTTGAATCACAGGTCTACGACGTCTTCTATTGCAAGGAATTCTTTTGACTTCCTTCCATCTTCTTACATACCCTCTCCTGTTTCGGTTTCCGGGAACATATTCTTCCCTCCAAACCTCTTTGTAACAGGTTCTACCTCGGGCACCATGACCAGCAAGTGCCTCGGCAGGTAGAAGTAAGAGTGAAATCAGTAGTAAACCTGTGAGTTTTTTCATAGTTGATACCAACCTTGACCAGTGTAAACGTTGAGCACGTCTTGGAAGTACTTCTCGTATTTAGGAGCAACGTTCTCTAGAGAGAACTGCTCCCCGTGTTCCCTACACACTATAGGATCAATTTCGTCAATTGTCAAGGCCGCATTTACAAAGTCACCAAAAGTCCGACAACGATACCCGGTCACACCATGAGGATTGTTTTCAGCAAAGGCACCCCAGTCAGTTGAAATTACAGGTGTTCCTGATAGTAAAGACTCAACCATAACACCAGCAAAAGGTTCAATATATGTTGAAGGAACAAATGTTGCCTTAGCACGAGACATCAATTTCTTTCTCTGCTCTATTCCTGCGTATCCAACAAATTCAACATGGTCAGGAAAACTCAAATTCTCTGGATTTTGTCCTGCAATAACAAGTTTAGCTCCAATGTGTTGGGTTGTCTCAATTGCAATGTCAACACCTTTCCCAGAATAAACTCTCCCAAGAAATAAGAAGTAATCATCTTTTTCTTTTGAGAACTCGAAGTCATTTAAATCAAAGTAATTTGGAATGACAGTGTCATACCACTCTGGATTACAACGAGCAACCTTTGGCATACCATGATAGGCATGAAGAATTGCATAACTCTCAAAGATCTTCCATCTTGCCCAAATCCCATGGGCATAACCAATACCTGGCTCGACAACAATCATATCATTTTCGTGGGCATCACATACAGGTTTTACACCATGTCCCCAGAATGGTAATAGAAAGTCATGTTCCTTCTTTCTTTTGCCAATCTCACGAATTGCATTTAAATAAAACGTTTGATATGCGTGATCGCCAAGGTCATACCTGAAGAATTCATTTTTCCAATCATATGAACCATAGGCAATCATCAGATCTTTGTTAGTCGTAACTGTGACGTGTTCGCTACAGATTAAGTTACTATCTTGGTGGCCATAGTGGATTACTTCATGACCTCTTTCGGTCATCATCTTACCAAATTTGAGTGCCTTTTGAGTAAAGGCACATGCCACATATTCAGTGTTTGTGACTGTATGTGGTACTCCTAGAATATGAAATCTCATGAGAACACTCCATAATAACAACGACCATGACATCCGTCTTGATTAAGTTGTGCCGTTCCTCCTTTGCCACCACACCATTCGTTGAGTTTGTCTTCTTTGAGTTCCTGTGGATGACCTTCGTGAGCAGGAATATCAATCCATTCAAAGATTCTCAACACAGGTGCTGCAGCTCTTGCGTTCTTGATAATCTTTTCTGGATCCTCTGTATGTTGTAGACAGTTGTAGATCCAAGCCTCATCAAATCCAGTCTCCGTGATGTTTTCACCTGTTTTGACTTGGACATCAATATTCATCTCTGCATATCGTGCCTTAGTCCACTCAGGGTATTGAATCGGGTCTACAACAAGACCTTTCTTCAATCCATGACATTTCAACATCATTGATGTTGGTCCACCGCCAATATCAATGACTGATATATTTGGTAGAATAAAACTAAAGTATTGTCTATTGAGTTCCATCAGGTTACCATAGACGTAATGTTTCATATCTTCGTGATATGTGTTACAACAGTTCCCCCAGAAGGAACGTTCAAAATGATAAATGTCGGTCATAGGTCATCCTCTTGACGGTTTTCGCTGTAAAATGCACAGAATTGCCCACCAGGGTATCTCTTCTCTAACTTCTCAACGTTCATTGCAATGATTTCATCCAATGAGATATCAAGAGCAAGAAGACACTGCATAACATACCACATCACATCACCAAGTTCACGTTTAATGTGATAGATGGTCTCATCATCCCATTTTTTACCTTGGAAGATTAGTTTCTTCACGATTTCCATAATTTCTCCACCTTCACTGTTGATACCTACAGCTCCAGTGAGTAGACGTTCGATGTTAGCCCCCTTCTCATCAAGAGATACAACACGGTCACTAAAAGCAATGAAGTCTTTAGATTCATCACTTGTTACAGCATCTACGAATTGGCGATATTTTTTAAGGTCAATCTTTTTAGTCATTAGAAAGTAAAGTCAGCGAATGATTTAGTGGGTTTGAATTTAGACTCCTCGTCATCATACTTGAAGTCTGGTTCCTTGTCAAGAATATCATCTTGAGCAGTTTGTTCTACATCAAAGAGTTTCATCTTTGCTCGGTCGATACCAACAACAAACTTACGATTTGTAGTCGGGTCATTGTATCGATTCTTCAGTTGTTTGACCATAATTTGACCCATACCCTCTAAATCATCATTAGAGATAAGGGCAAACATAAAGTCAGCAGTGGCGGGTAATCCAAAAGATTCAGATGTGTCAGTTAACCCAACATCATTGTTTGAGAATCCAGAACGTGTGGTCTGTGTAGCACTAATTACAGGCACATTGTATTTAACAGCCAACCCACGGAGCTCTTCTGCAATACTCTTCACAACGGTGTAAGAGTTAACATTCGAACCGGCACGATATCGACTGGAGGCACATATATTCAAATAGTCAATAAAGATAATGTCAGGGTGGAAGTTCTTCTTGATAGAAAGTTCTTTCAGCAATGCCTCAAAGTGTCCAGAATGGGCTGAGGCGGTTGGATATTCTTTAATGAACAATTGACCCTGTGTTTTCTTTTGTAGACTCTGAACCTTCGTCTCGAACATTGGACGAGGTATATCTGTTATGTCTTGGATGTTGGTGTTGAGTAGATTAGCGTCAATCCTTTCAGCAATTCTTTCCTCTGCCATCTCAAGTGTGATGTATAAAACGTTTTTGCCTTGAAGTAAGACGGAGCTAGCAAATGAGCACATGAAAAGAGACTTTCCGACACCAGTACCAGCAAGAGCGATGTTGAGAGTCTTGTTAGGCACGCCACCTTTCGTAACTTTATCAAAGTAATCGAGGCCAAATGATATCCTTTCTTCTTTAAGGTGGTAAAAGTCATAACGTTTGTTGTAATCTTCTAGGTAATCATGTCCTACGTGAGGGTCAAACGATACTGCAAGAGCCTCAGATAGGAGAGATGGAATGGAATCAGTTCCTTTCTCTTTATCCCTCCCATCGTATATAGATATAGAATCCATCAATGCAAGATAGACTGCTCGTTCCTTACACCACTTCTCCGTAGAATCAATTAGGAACTCTGTTGATGCAAGATTTTCTGGTTCAATTATCGAATTGAAAAGTTCCTCAATCTCTCGATACTCATCTTGATTAAGTCCCGTGAGATCTTCAATTTTGATTTCGAGTTCTGACTTGGTGGGGCAGGTATTGTATACTGAAAAGTGTTCTTTACTGAGTTCAAATAAAGAACGTGATGTGGACGTTTCAAAGTATACGTCCTTAAGGTATGGAAGAACTTTCCTGGTGTAAGTTTCATCATGAATTAACCCTTTGAGAATCGATATTTCAAGTGTGGATAACATTCAATAGTCTCGGATGTAAGATATTATACTAGATTATTTGCCGTAGGAAAAGATACCCCGGGCAATCACATTCAATTTTTCCATTACCTCTTCAGTGAAGTATTTCTCTGGGTTCTTATAAATCTCTTTTGCATAAATCTTCTTACCATCA